GCTAAAAACCTATTATTGCTTGAGAGAGCAGAAAAAGGTGGAAACATCGAAAGCGAAGAATTGTCTTACTACTCACAACAGCAAGTTGCTAGAGCTGGTAAAGCAATGGATTCTGCTGAAGCTGCATGAACTACTCTAAAAGTAGATGCAGATTTATGAGAAAGATTAACTGCTGGATATTTATTGATGGTAGGAGAAGAAGTAATCAAGGTTACTGCTGTTGGAGACAAGAGTGGTTCTGGTAGTGATGCTTATTATCCATTAACAGTAGTTAGATGATATGGATCAACTCCTGCAAGTGCTATATCTGCAAATGCAATAGTAAAAATCATGTCAAAAGCAGAAAAAGAAGAATGAATTACTGAAGATTACAAAGCTGTAGGTTCTGTAAAATATACTAATGTAATTCAAGACTTCTCAAAGACTATCTACGTTACTAAAAGAGCTGCAATTCTTAGAAAGAAAGATATGGATGACCTTATCGATCTAGAAAGATTGGCTAAATTCGACGAGATGTCTCAAGAAATAGATAAAACTCTTTATTACGGTAGACAAAACAAAAATCCTGATGGAGACACAAGAACTACAATGGGATGATGGAAAGAATCTATCGCTAATGCAAACGGAGTTATATTTAATGCAAATTCAGCAATTACTGAAGATGATTTCGAAGCATGTCTTTTGACTATCGCTCAAAGATATGGAGAACCAGAAGGAATCTTCTGTAATGCATGGACTAAGAATGAACTTAGAAAAGCATTCAAAAATAAAGTTTATGTTGAAGATAGAGCAAATCAAGGAGCAGGTACAAGATTAACAAGATTTGTATCTGATTCTCTAGGATATGATCTTCCATTCATGATCGATAATCAAATCGAGAATGGACACATCTTCATCTGAAAAGGTAGACCATTAATCCACGTAATGCAAGATAGAGAATTCGGAAACGATATTTTCTTCGCATTCTACAGAGAAAGCTCTAGCTCTAAAGTAATTTACGAATCTTTGCAGTCTTCTATAACTGCTGAATTCCAATACGCTAACCAAGATGCCTTCATCTATAACGTAGCAGCTGGAAGTAAAGCACCAACTGAAGTTGTTATCAAAAATACTGCTGATGCTCCTGTAAAGATTGAAGGAGAAGTTACTGTAGCGAATGAAGATAGTGATCCAGTTCCTACAAAAGAAATAACTGGATAATCAATGAGGGAGAAATCCCTCTTTGATATTTTAACTCATAATTAACTGAATTATGGCTTTATATCAAATAACTGTAGACTGCAGAATCGCTAACAAAGACTACAAAAGATGAGATGTTGTTAGTGGTCAAGAAGTAGAGTATTTCCCATCTGTAATGTCTCCAATAGGAGAAAATAAGAAGGTAGAAACTCCAGTTGCACCTGCTCCAGTTAAAGCTCCTGAAGAACCTACTGAAGAAGTAGAATCTACTGAAGAAGTAGAAAATACTGATGAAGTAGAAGATGAAGGAGAAACAGCTGAAGAAGAAGCTCCTGAAGAACCTGAAGAAGAAGAGGAAGAGAAAATTCGAAAAAAATCTGCAAAAAAGTCTAAGAAGAAATAATTTTATTTCCATTATGCTAAAAACTAATGACTTTATCAAAACCATTAAACGCATGACACATGGTTCCTAACTCAGCAGAGTTCTATATTGCTAAAGATTGGTGAGATACTCCATTACAATTAGGATTCTATAAGGATCAATCAATGGCAGCTGCATGAGAAAGTACAGAGGACATTTATTCAAACGGAGTCTTGAAAAAGACAAAAGGTTGAAATAAAGTTACTGTAAACGTATCAGTTCACGAATTAACAACTGAAAAGTTGGCAATTCTTCAAAGTGGATTGGTAGAGCTTCATGCTGGAACTGTAACTGGTGAAGTAGAAACTTTGATGCCATGAACTTGGGAGTTAAACAGATGAATACTCCTAAAATATTCAAACGGTGATGGTACAGCTGTAACAGTATCTTCTATAAAATCTCTAGAAGATTGAGAAGAGGTTACTTTGGTGGCTGATGCTGATTATACAGTTTGAGTAAATGCATTCGGTGCATCTTTCATCAAATTAAAGGTAGCTTCAAGCTCTCCTAAATTAAGTGAAGATTCTCCAGCAAAAGCAAAGATTACTATAACTTATAGTACAACTAATGCTAGTGCTCAATTAATGGATCATAAAGAAAATGCAATCGCTGAACCATTTGTTATGATCGTTGTTAATGAGTTCGAATATGAAGGAGAAAAGAAATATATCAAGACTTATCTTGAGAACTGTCAAGCAAGTAAAGCAATGTTAGAGCAAATCTCTGATGATGATAATACTACTGTTGGTTTCCCTGTAGAAATCACAGGAACTATCAAGAAACAAGATTTTATAGGTTTCTCAATGAATCCTTCTAGCTAGTCTTTGCTAAAAACGAAAGAGTAGGGGTTCGAGGTAATGCTCGAACTCCATAAAACAACAGATAGTCGGTGGGGTTTTCTTTCGTTCCTCGCCTTTGGCTATCTGTTTTTTTATGAGATAAATATACAATCATGGCAAACACTCCAATAGATTTACAAGAATTCATGGATTGATACAAGAAATCCGAAGTAGTTTTATGAGAAAAAAAATGGGTATTCCGTGAGCCTAAAATGAGAGATATATGAAAGTTATCACTCATGGAAATGTTGGAAATGTACTGTATCGAATGAGATTGGTCAGAATTTAAGGAGCTGATAGATACTGAGCTACCAGTAGCAAAACATAAAGAATTAATCGAAAAAATATTGAATGATTTGGGTTTAGTATGAACGCCTCTGGAAACGATGTAGAATATTCAGAGGCGATAATGGTTCGGTGTATTTGTATGATCATGCATTTCTACAACTACGAAAAAGAACAAATTATCGAGCTTACTCAAAGTCAAATCTGATATTTGATAGATATGGTGTCGATGATAAAAAATCCTGAATGATTGAAAAAATATAAACCATTAAAATTTGCTAGTGAGTTTGAATTTGAGCAATATATCCTAGAAAGATTCAAGATGACATAACTGTTAGTAATCAAAAAACTAACAGTTTTTTATTTTTGATTATATTACTGCCGTTTATATAAAACCAAAAATGTATGGCATACAATAGAATAATGGCATATAGCGTTAAATATAACGGATTAACTTTCGTAAATAATCCTTTATTCAGGCAGAGTGGAGGTATCCTATGCTTGAAAGAATTTAGTTTTTACGAAGTAGCGACTAATTCAAGTTCCGAAAAATACGCAGTAAGACATGGAGAATATGTTTCTCCTACACAATTAAAAAATAGAAGAGTCAGATTTTTATTTGATATAATCGCTAATACTGAGGAAGAAAGGCGAGCATTATTAAAGAAAGTTCAGAGAGCTTTTACTCCAGAATTAAATCCATCTCCATTTAATGAAAATTTACGAAAAGAACTAAGTTTCTTGGATGTAGATTGTGTGGAATGGAAATGTAAATGTCAGGTTTATAAATGAGTAGAATTATCTGATTTTGCTAATGAAAAGTGGGTATGAATCAGTGTAGAACTAATAACAGATAGTCCTTATTTTTATTCAGACCAAGAGTTTTCTACGACTACTAAAAATACTCTAGCATGAATAAAACTACCTGTAAAATTACCTTTCTATCGAGCATATCATCAGAAATTATTGAATATAGATTATACAGGAATAGTAGATACACCTCTGTATATAACAATGAAAATACTAGATAATGATAGTAGTAACTTCCCTTATGATAAGATAAAAATTATCCATCAAACGTGAGCTAAACAGGAGATACTATATATCGAAGATGTAATTGAACTCTGACTGAATATATGAGATAACATAATATTGGATGCAGAAAAAAGAAGATGCTACTATGAAAGTAATGATAATATAGAAGAGATAACAGGATTAGTAACAGCATGAAGTAACCGACCTAGTCTATCTCCATGAAGTAATTTGGTTTCAATAGATACATGAATATTTGAAAATGAATGTATCGAGGCAACATTAAAATGGAAGAATTTATTTTAATTAATAATCACAAGTAAAATGGGTGTAAACGCAATAATTACAGCTGAAGAGTTGATTGAAT